AATGTGTCATAAGTATTAATATTAAAACTGGAGCTTGACGACATTTGAATAGAACTTGACCCGGGAAAATAATTGCTCCAAGTCCCGGCAGGTAACGAGAATGGGCTGAAGGTGCCTTGGGTCGTGTCGCCGTTTCGGGTGATGCTGAAGTTGTTGCTGCTTGAGTCAAGAAACGTGTTGTTCTGCGCGCCGTTGGTGCCGTTGCCTGGTAGTAACAATGTTGTGTAATTAAAGTAAGGATCAGCTAAAACTGCTGGAGTGCTTCCAAAACCAAAACCATAAGACGATGCTGCTCCTCTTGTAATTAGTGTTGGCATTATAGTCTCTTAAGCAAACTTAGTCTGTGATGCAAACACTGTAAAAGTAGCACTAGCTGTTTTAAATATAGTGTATGTGTAAGCATCTATAGAATTTGTGTTACCTGACGATGGTGCTGTACCTCCTTGCCACTTAGGTGTTACAGAAGACCCATCTATTGTTACAGCACTATTGTAATAAGCTGTTGACCCCTGTGTTACTAAGAAAACCACAGTAATAGCTTCTCCTGTAGCCATCGCTGTGTTTAGAGATGTTCCGCTAGAAGCTCTGAAATTAACTGTCCAGTTTGCTGAAGCATTTGATGTATAGTATAAAACAGACTGTGTAGTTACATCAAAATTAATTGTACCTGTTGCTGCTGTTGCGGACACAGTAGCAGGTTCAACAATGTTTATGAACGATGACGAAACACTGCTTGTAGATCCTGAGAAAGTTTGTTTTGCTGAAAACGTATTAGCAGCAGCAGTGCCAGCAACACCTGTTAGTGTATTTGACGCATAGGCTATAGTTTTATTTGTAAATGTTGTGGTACTACTGGCTGTCACAGCATCCGCAGCATCTAACTTCGTAGCAATAGCTGTGGCAATATTATTGTACTCAGTATCGTGCTCAGTACCTTTAATAATTTTACCAGCAGAACCACTCGGTAGCGAGTCTTTTGCAGCAAAGTTAGTTGTCTTTGTATAGTTAGACATGCTAATCAATCCTCTTTGGTGTTCTTACCCTTTTGGACCTTTTCAGTTTTCTTTTCTTCTTGTTCTTTTACTTCCTCGTAATCAGGATGTTTTCTCATCTCAGCAATATCAAAGTCATACTCTACATTAAGTAAGTTGTTTGACCATTTACATCTAAAAGTAACCATTGTGACCTCTATATAAAAGAGAAGCTGCCTAAGCAGCCTCTCTATAGTGCTTCTAATTAGCTCGGAATGATCAGAGCAATACCAGCATCGTTACGCAGCTCTGCAACACCGTAAAGGGTATCAGCAGTGTAAAGCGTAGCTAGGTACTCTTGCTTGTACTGAGCCTGTGAGCGAACAGCCATTTGCTCTGCAAGAACCATTGCATCCTTGTGGAACATCAAGCAAGCACGAGGAGCTGTACCAGAAGAAGCGTAAGCAGTGTCAGCGTTGCTAGAAACAAACACTTTAACACCGTATACGTCACCAATCTGACCGTTACGGATGGTGTTGTTACCACCTTGCTCACCAACAAATGCTTGCTCAGTAAAGCGAGCAAGACCCATAAGGGTGTTACGAGCAACAGGAGGAATAACCAAGTAACGACCATCTTGAGGTACGTTAGCATCGTCAAGACGTTGAATCGTACGACGAATAGCAGCATCGGTCAATGCAGTTGCATTACCAGCACCAGCACCACCAACGAATGCAGTAGTACCATCGCCACCAATGTAGGCAGTGGTTGTACCTGACACACTATAGTCACCAGTAGCACCAGCAGCGTGTGAGCCGTTGAAGAGACGACCGATCTGAATAAGATCGCTGTCTACCTGAGTAGCAAGGGCGTAACCAGCGTCTTCCGTGTAGAAACGACGAAGTGATGCCAATGCCTGAACTTCTACGATGTCCTCGATGAGGCGTGAGTATTCGTAGTGCTTGTTGATGCTGACCTGTACTTCAGACTCAACGTTAGCCTGAATCGTAACAGCGGTGTTAGCTGCTTTAGCGAACGCTGCGCCACGAGTGGGGCTAGGAATGTGAAGCGTATCGCCTTTCTTACCACGCATCGTCATCTTGTTGACGAGGTTCGCCATAACAAGATTCTTTTTGTAACTTGCAATTATTTCGTCTGACCAAATTTCCCAATATCTAAAAAGATATTCCGACTATCGCATCACAGAAGTCTACTTACTAACTCCTGTGCCTTCTCACTTAGTCTGTGCGGGTCACGCTTCATTGCTTTTAGCTCAGTTATAACAAGCTGTCTTGCTTCATCAGCGACCTGCTTGCCTTTTAAGTTATTCTCCATCCACAGGAGAAATCTGGCTTGTTCATGTTTGATATATAGATGGTTTGCTATGTTTCGTAAGAAAGGACATACTTTACTGTATCCAACAAGTTCCCATGATACAGAATCTTGCCAGTTGTCATTCTTACTTTCACGGTAGGTTAAAAAACCACCATGATTTGTTTGCAACATATCAAGTAACATCTTAGAACTAACAGCCATTCCAATTCTAACTCTTGGTCTGACATAAATACCGTTTGTTACTTGAACATCTAGACAGCCTTCGCCATCAATCAAACCTGCAATATACTTCCAACTTAATCGCTTCATACACCCTCCACGGTGTGAACTGCATTGTTGGTAATGTCGTGTTCCCTCTGGTTAAGACACCTTACGTTCTTTCCCAGTTATTCAGAGAAGGTTTTACATCCCCAAAATTATAGGCTAGGGATAAATTTATCCGCATTGGTCTTGTTAACAATGGAGCCACTTCCTCCAGGATATGCTGCTGATGCCATTTTAAATTCCTTAAAAGTTTAGGTTATCTAACCCTATTCTCGTTATAGGCTGCCATGATGTCATCTTGTAAAGCCATATAACGCTCAGGGTCTGTCATTTGTAGTCGAATAAGATCTGCTCGACGATAAATTTTCTTGCTCGCTTCACCAGTAGCACCATCGACTGCTACAGTAGCTGCTTTCAATGTTTGATTACGTTGATCCTGTAGCTGCTGTGCTGCTTGTTGAACAGTTTCCTGTTTAGCTTTCCTCAATGCTTTGAAGTTAGCTAACAACTCATTAGCTGAATCGAAATCAAATTGTTTGTCTGCTGCTGCGTATAGTCTCTGACGAATCGGTGACTCATTCACCCATGTTGCAAACTCAGGATCAGCGATCACTTGAGTGTAATCAGGGTGACTTTGAGCTAGCCTGTTCGCTGTCTGCATCCTAGCCATTTGCATAGCTGCTTGCTGTGCTTGTACAACAGCTGGATGCGCTTCTACTGCTTTGTTAACTGCCTTAACAGGATCGGCAAAAAAGTCAGTATCATCTTCGATAGCTTTAGCAGGTTGTTCCTGCGGTGAGATTTGCCTCTTAATAAGTTCATCGGCAAGTTTACGAACTTCACCAACTTCCTGTGCTTGACGACCGATTAGCTTTTCAGCCTCTTGGTGCATCCTAATAATGTCATCCATCGATTTGCCCTTGTACTTCTCAGGGATCGTTGGTTCCTCTGGAGGTGGTGCTGATTGAGACTTAACTTCTTCAGCTTGAAATTCATCACCTACGACTTCATCATCTTGAGATTCTACAAATTCAGCCATCTGCTCTCCTAGTCGGGATAACCCAATTGTTAGGAATTAAAAAAGGAATCTAAGCTACCCTTCATAAAAGGACTTAGACTGTGCTACTCTATTTGCCTGTTCGTGAACCCTAGCCCATTGATCATAAGCAGTTGGAAAAGCACCAGTGATGCCTTCCAATTTACTCCGAGGAGCTGCTAACTTTCTTGTCGCTAGTAAGTCACAGTGTGGGCATTGCACACGGTCTGTTGAACGATCAACTAAGTGTTCGCTTAGATGACCGTTGTCACATTCAAAATCATTTAATATCCTCATAGGCTTTTTCCCAAACGTCTTTCATTGTTAGGAGCCAATCTAATGCTTTTAGTTGACCTTTACGTTCTTGTAGTTCTTCACCACTACTGATAGTGGTTATGTCCGCTACAGCCTGTCTGTACTCTTTAGCGTCTTCCATTAAGGATTTCCATCCTGGATGGCTTATTAGGTCAAAACGCTCTTCGTAGTACTTTATTAACTGTGTAGTATCCATGTTGTTATTTTACCACATTTTTGTTTCTGTGTCAAGTATATTTTTATACTTTTGTCAAGATATTTCTACCCAATTGGTTGTTTCTTCATTCCAGTTATACATCTTCCCATCAGTAGGCATCGCCACTGGAGCTTCCCACTGAGCTGTCATTTCGTTCAGTACCCACGATGCAAATGGCTGCGGAGGTACAAACGCATCAATGTCTTGTCTGTAGCTGTAGCCGATGCCTGCGTAGTTTTTTCTGAACGTGCCGTTGTAACTGGTCTGCTTCCAAGCCAAATATCCGTTAGACCAACTAATTAGAAAATCAATGCCTCGCTGCTCTTGCTCTACGCCGTTCTCATCCAGCAGCTCGTTGTTATGCACAACGTGAACTTCAAGCACAACATTGTTTTCATCTAGTTTTGCAAAGTGAGCCATGTGCAATCCCTAGAATGTGATGGAGCCGTTGCCGGTCCATTGATAAATCCGATACCCGTCAGAGACTGTGATCGTTGGTGAGCCTGTGGTTGAGGTTGCTGCGGCATAGCTGTCTGCATAACGAATGACGACAATGCCAGAGCCTCCGTTGCCGCCATAATAATTAAACGCCTCACCGCATCCTCCACCACCACCACCTCTGTTAGCCGTTCCAGCGCCTCCATTAGCACTTCCAACCCCGCCGTTACCACTCACGCCGGAAACACCTGACCCAGCGGTTCCTCCGCTAGTAACGCCACCTCCACCACCAGCGGCATACGTCACAGAAGACCCAGATATTGATGAGGCAGATCCAGCACCACCAGCACCACCAGTGGTTGAACTACAAGCCCCGCCAGTGCCGCCAGCACCACCGCCACCTCCACCACCTCTAGGTTCATTGCCTGCGCCGCCGTTGTTACCTTGAGACGGAGAAGTTGAAGGCGTGTTACCAGTACCGCCCGTTCCTGCACCGTTATAATGACTTGCACCTCCACCTGACCCGCCGCTTGCCCCATTTTTATTTGGCGCAACTGAACTTACGTTACCGCCGCCCCCGCCCCCAGTAGATGTAATACTTCCAAAGCTAGAATCTCCTCCTTTACCGCCTTGAGCGTTAGTAGCAAAAATAATTCCTGTGCCGCCATTACCTACAGTTACAGTAATTGCAGACCCAGCGGTAACAGCAAGCCCAGTGTTTGTTCTGTAACCCCCAGCACCGCCACCGCCATTACTACCGCCACCACCACCAGCAACAACCAAATATTCAACAGTAGGTGGAGCCGCAGCCGCTCCTGAAATCGCAGCCACCATTGCCGTAAGTGCGCCAGCCATCAGGTCACTCCTGGCCCAGTTACCCACCACGTATCTGTAGCAACCTTCAGCAATGATGCCATGCCCTTTGTCGCCACCGTTCTGTTGCCTGTGGTTCCGTTGGCTAACTGAAATGTCACGCCAGCGCCAGAGATCGTAAGGTTGCCGCTGTTGTTGTTGAGAACTAGGATAGTTGTACCTGTAGGAAACGCTACTGATGAATTAGTCGGTACTGTCAGTGTTGCAGTAGATCCACCAGTGAAGTAGACGTGGTCACCTGCATCACCTAAAACAAGCGTATAAGTAGATCCTGATTGGCTATTCTGCGGTGCACTTAAATATCCCACTTGGGTTGTACCATCTGGACCAGTAAGCGTATTATTACTAGCTGATATTGTTTTATTAGTCAACGTCTGTGAAGTACTTAATGTGACTTCACCATCAGTGCCTTTAGTGGCTAATACAGACCAGTATGTTGTATTTGTTGTATTAGTAGGTGCGTTACCTGTACTTTGTAAAATACAAATGTAAGTAGAGCCGCTATAAGTTACAACATCATTAGGATAGTACGTTGTACCGCTTGCGTAAGCACCTTGAAACGTAAGTGTGGCATAGCCTAAGCTATTCCAAGCTGTAGAGCCATTACCTACTTTGAATTTAGTTAACGATGTATCAACACCTACCTCACCAGCCGCTAGTGTTGGATTGGCTGTAGACCAATCAGATGTTGAGCCACGCCTGAGTTGTACCTGAACTGGCATTATGGTGTTCCTCCGTCAATAGGATCGACAGCTAAGTAGCTACTACTTGGTGTACCGCCATCTAAATTAGGGCTTCCACCGCCTGTACCACCAGATACAGCAGCCCATGTAAAAGCAGAGCCACTCCATTTCAAATAAGTATCCGATGTTGTTGGTGCGGTAATAAATGTTGTTGTATTTGATCCACTTTGGTAAGCAATACGATTAGCAGCGCCACCAAGCAAGTTAGTTGCTGATCCTGCACTACCTAGTACATCAATACTCCACGTACCTGTAGCATTGGTTCCTGTTATTGATGGTGATCCTATAGTGTTGTAGCTAATTGTTCTTGCTACTGAACCATCAAATGTAGTTCCTGAAGCTGCTCCTGATCCGCTATTATCAAACGTAGCTGCGTAAGTTGTTGTACCACCGCCACCGCCTCCAGAGCCATTAGAAGCAGCAGTAATACGACCTTGAGCATCAACAGTGATGTTTGCATTGGTATAGCTACCAGCAGTCACTGCTGTATCAGCAAGGTTTAAAGTTCTATTAGCGGACAAATCACCACCACCACTTAAGCCTGTACCAGCAGTGATAGTCCTTGATGTACTTACAGCATCAGTAATACCATAACCACTTATACTTGTTGGTGTTGATGTAATCTTTGACCAAGCTAGCGAAGTAATCCACGCTGGGTTAGCATAGGAACCTGATGTTGACGCATAACCTGCTGAAGCATGATTACCCCAACCATAAGCAGTATCCCATTCTGTTTGCTTTGCTGTGGTAGGAATACTATAGCCAGACGCTAATGATACTGCTAACGTACCACTAGTCGTAATAGGAGACCCACTAACACTTAATCCTGTCGGTACAGTCATACCCACTGAAGTAACTGTACCATTCCCTGACAAGGCAGCAATACTACTAAGCGTTGTCTTTACAGTATTACCACTTTGTACAATAGGCACAACTTCAGTGCCAGCTAAAGCACTTGCATTCGATAGAGCTGAGATCTTTACGTCAGCCATGTCTACTCCATGATAATATAATCACCAGCTTCTGTGGTGAGGAAATCGCCATTCTCGGTAGCAATAATGTTCGAAACACTTAACCAACCTAAGAGATAAGTAAAGGATGCTTTCTTCCACTGTCCGTCTTGTCTTACTAAGAAATACTCTGGTACAGGGTCTTCAGAGGCATCAGGTAAACCATCTAGAGCAAACTGCTGTGTGTTCTGGATGTAGATGTTGTCTTTTGATTTATTTGTCTGAGGTAACTCACCAGCACTAACTTCAATACCATTTGATAACTTAAGAACAAGAGAGTTATCAAGGTCTATGTAAGCATCAACAACTGATACACCATCTTTACCTTGCTTACCATCCTTACCGTCTTTACCATCCTTACCATCAACACCATCTCTACCATCTTTCCCAGGTAAACCATCTTTACCAGGATTACCTTTTTCACCTCTTGGACCTTGTGGTCCTTCTAGTTTTGTAATGGTTTCTGCTTTGGTATCTAACTCACTTACTTTCTTTTTGAGTTTACCAACAACAGCGGCAAGCTGTAGTAGCTTTTCCTCATCCATGATCACTCACCAAGAGCGTCACTGAATTGCTTATCTACTTGCTTTTTAGCCTCCATCTGCATCTTAGCTATGTTTTCGTTACTCTTGATGTCTTCTTCCTTCAACATCAACTCAGCAATCTTAATCCTACGTTCAAACTCACGCTGTGCTGTGTCATCGTTGTTAGGAAGGTTCTGAGTGGCTGCATTAACAATCTTTGCTCTGGTTTCTTCAGGCATTAATTGAGCCTCTACAACGGCTTTCTGAGCCTCAGCAGCAGCTTTCTGTGCTCTAGCTTGTTTTTCCTGCACTGTTGCCTGTGCATCCGCTAATTGAAGCTGCGCAGCCTGTTGTTGTACCTGTTGTTGCTCAGGATTAGGCTGTGTTAGCTGCTGAAGTTGCTGTAATAGGCTTTCTCTGTTGGGTAATGATGAGTATTCAACAATACCTTGTAGCAATAACGGTACAATAGGACTATTTGGACCTAAAGTAGACATCATTGCCATCATTTGAGCCTGTTCAAACTCTCTAGCAACCATGCCTAGCGTACCTGTAGGTATAAATTCAAAGTCTTTTACAGGATAACGCTCTGGAGAGAACTGCATATACCGCCATGCAGCCTTTTGAACGAACGGAATAAGAAAATCTTCTTGGAAATTAACCAATGAACGCTTATTCTTCTTGATGATACCGCTAACAGCCATTGCTAAACCAGCAGCAGCTGCATCACCACCACTAACTTGAGCAGGTAAGTTAGCTGTATCAAGGGTTCCAGTAGCTTGCAGCATCATTCTTTCAAAGATCTGAGCTGTTTCGATGTTTGATTTGTCTGTTACACCGAACTTAAACGGCTGTAAGATTTCTTGTGGGTTACCGTTAACAAGAATATTCTTCCCTGGTTTGATCTCAAACTTCTGTCCACGAGGTAATCTAGAGGCATCAATAGCCATCATAGGAGCTGCTGTAAGCCCTAAAGAGTCTACATGGCTACGAATCTGTGCGTCAACAGCCTTTTGCATGTTGT